TTGTGTGCGAATAGAAATGGGTGCTTTGATTCGTAGTGTAATTTGTGGATGTGCAAACGGTGTCCAGTGGTTATGTTCTGCAAGGTACTTGATAAGTTTCTCGTCTTTGTCTTCAAACTTTTCTTTATGGTTGTTGAAAGAAACTCTGGCACTATTTACAACGGTCAAGTCACTTCCCATATGGTCAACAAGTTCTACTGTACCTTTATCTAATACATCTATTTTCATTTATTGTTTACCTTTAAAACAACACCATTATCTTTTGTATCGATTGATTCAACTATACCCAATCCATGAAAATCTTGATTGGTATAAATGTATGGTCCACCATTCCATTCCAGCCAATCAATATTTCCATCGTCATCAAAATCCATTCTCATATGAATATCAGATTCACCTTTAATGAAGATGTTTCCATTTTCCATTTGAAAAATTTCACGAACTAATTCATCATCTGTTGTAACAACTTGTAATAATTTCATATTTAAACTTTTCTCCATTCTTTCAATCTTAATTCTGCTTCTAATCCTTCTACTGTATTTTCGTCAATTAACTTTTGTACTTTGCGAGTAGAAATTTTATATGCCAAATCATTCAAATCTTTTTCTTGTACGATGTTAGGCCATATACAAACCTTGTGTCCCATCTTAATAAGTTCTTCATTATATTTTACAACTTGTAAATTTCGTGGTTCATTATCCATCACAAAAACTAATTCACTATTTATCAATCGTGAAGGAATAGATTTGTAAGATGATGCACCAACCATTGCAACACAATTGTCAAGAAAATAACTGTCAATCGGACCTTCTACTGCATACACTTTTTTCTTTGGGTCTATTCTCCACAATCCGTACCACAACGAATCAATTGATTTGTCGCCTTTGATTGTAATGTATCGTAAAGTTTCTCTTGCATTTGCTTCACCCGCCATAGTTAGAACTCTGCCTTGCGCTCCCACAACAGTTCCGTGACTATTAAAGAACGGAATTACTAATCGTTCTTCTTTCCCGAAAAGGGTGTTATCTTTGTCTAACTTGTTGCCAAATGTTGTGAAGTTGTCTGTATAGTATAAAAGTTTCCAATATTGTTTTGGTATCTTTCTCATATTGGCAAACTTTACCGCAGTGTGGTCATTCGGTAAATCTACAAGACAAGTCAGTTCATTTAATAACTCATCCTTCTTTTTAAATTTTGGTTTGGCGTCTTTAAAGATAAACAATTCTTTTTCCTCTGGCTTCTTGTAATTTGATTTCCCTGTTTCCCCATTTCGGTATCTTTCCAAAGAATACTCTTTACATAACGAAGGGGATACATCTTTCAAAAAATTATATAGGTTCATTCCTATACCACAGTTGTGACATTTATAAAAAAAGTCATTACCTTTAACAAAAAAATAACCCCTTGCCTTGCTCTTGTTCTTTTGAGAATCACCACAAATTTTACATCTGCAATTTGCAAGGTTATCGTTCTTCCATTTGAATCTTTCTAGTAATGGAGAGATTTGATTAATGTACTTTTTATCTATGTACATACTCATATTAAACTTTCCAATCTATCGTTGCCGCTTTTTTAAACTTCTCCTCGAATCCGTTTTCTTCATACCCAGAACCAAATCCTTCTTCTGGTGTCTGGTTAGATTGTACTAGTCCAAACTGTTCATCTTTCTTGACATCATACAATTTCATTTTGGCTCTATTGATGCCTACAATAAATTTTCTATTCTGTACAGTGTCGTTGTATCTGTTTTTCAGTTGCTTAATTAAAACCTGACCCAGTTCATCTAGTTCTTCTGTTGCTATAAGTGCAATCATAAAATCGGCAGTGGCAGGAAGTCCAAACGATTCGCTTGTATCTTCAAGACTGACATCGGACGAAGAAAATCCTGTACGGTTTGTCTGAGTTGCAGAAAATATAGGAATGTTTTTCTCTACTGCCAATCCTCTTATTTCCTCTGCAATAGATTTGACATAAGTATATGAATTTACATTACTATTTCCTTTTAATCGTGATGAAGCGCATATATTTAAATAATCGATGAACACTATATCTGGTTTAAATTTCTTTTTAAGTGCCAATTCGTCAATAAGAATCCTAAAGTGATTTGCATTGGCTGTTGCAGTCGGATATTCCTTGATGATTAACTTACCGCTGACATTACAAGTCGATGTTTTTATTTTCTTGTCATATATCTGCTTTGGAAGTTCTTTCAAATCGTCCATTGTGATATCCATAAGGTTTGCATCAATTCGTTCTGCAATTCTTTCCTCTGCCATTTCACAGGTGATGTAAAGAACATTCAGGTTTTGTACCAGACAGTTCGCGGCATGATGACACATAAACAATGACTTACCTACACCTGTACCTGCCATTATGATATTAAGAGTTTTAGGTGGTGTGCCACCCGATGTAATCTTGTTCATGAATTCTAAATCAAATGGTACTTTGGATTCTTTCTTGTGATAAAAGTCATACCGTTCTTCGGCATCTTCAATATAGTCATGTCCAATATGGGTGTCAAAAGAAACTGCAAGTGCATCAGATAAAATCTCTGGAATTGCCGTATCACTTTTATCTTTTGATTTGCCATCAATGATATGAATAGATTCCATAATAGCATTATACACTGCCTTATCTTTGCAAAACTTTTCTGTTTCATTAATCAGCCAATCAAAGTTGGTACTTTCATCTGCGCTCAATTCTTCTAACGTAGAAACTATTGTTTTATATTCATCTTCATTGATACTTTTATTTTTATCCAACGATATAATAACTGCCTCTTTCGTAGGAGGAGTATTATATTTGGAAATAAACGACTGCACTGCTTTGTACAATACTCTTTCGTTTTTATCGTGAAACAATGATTCGTTTAAAAACGGAGATACCCTACGAACATATTGTTCATTGTATATTAGATTACTCAGGATAACCTGTTCGATAGAATTCAAAGTTATTCTTCTTCCTCAAAATTTTTACCATCTCTTCGATGTTTTTCTTGTTCTACTTTTTCTCTAATTATTTGATTTCCTACTTCATCTGGAGTATCTGGCATATCATCCAAGTTTACATGCGAACGAAATTCACCTTCTCCTAATTGTTCATCTAAAAGTTCGACAAGAATATCTCCCATAAAATTCATCATGTCTTGATTTTCTTCCATATCATTTGGATTATCTATAAGGTTATATTTAAACTTTACTTCCATTTGACCATCTTCTCTTTCGTTGAAGTTTACTTCTCCGTATTGATAGACCAATCCCGAAAATTCTCCGTCATTGATTTTGATTGCGCCAATTTGAGGATTCTCTTTTGAATCTGTAAGTTCCCAAATCTTTTTAATCTTGTTCGACATCTGTTGATTCCTCTAATTCTTCTGTATTACCATATTTAAACTCTTTTGCCACAGCGGTTTCAAGTTGTTCCATTACATCTTCTGTAAAATATTTCTCTGGGTCGTTGTTGATTGATTTTTCAAATGCAGTCTTGCCATTTGGTAATTCGATACGAGTAGAAACTTTCTTGAATATTCCATATTTTACTGCGATTGGAACAAGACCATAATAAGGATTCAATCCTGTATCATAATTCAATTGAACGTCTACTTCTTTATTTTCTTTGGTGAATCTACCTTTGTAAAGTTTACATTTAATAATTCCGCCAATAATATCCGTACCATCCTTCTCTTTTTTCTTGGAAAGATAAACAATAGTAGAAGCGGCATACTTCAAACCAGAACCACCACCCATCTCTTTCATAGGAACATATGCACCAATAATGCTATAGGTATGGTTAGTCATAATCAAAGGGATACCTGCTTTACCAAGTTTCAATGTAAGAACACGGAATGTTGCTTTGATGACTTGCGCGCGTGTCATATCACGGGTCTGCTTCCCTTCTGCGGTGTCTGTCATTTCTTTTTCTGTAGAAAGCATACCAAGACTGTCTAGAACAACAAACACAGGTTTCTTTTCTTTTGTTTCGATGTATGTGTCTACAATAGAAATTGCCTGATGACGAAAACCTTCAACAGTCGCAACAGGGAAGATGGCCACTCTACTTGGGTCTAACCCTCGTTCAGTAATCATATCAGAAGTTACTGCCGATTCTGTGTCGAAGTATAATATCATACCCTCTGGATTATCGTCAAGAAATTTC